CGGCCATCTTCATTGGGGTAGATCAGGGTGACCCAGCCACTCCGCTCGAGATCGACAGGGTGGGCACCGACTCGCTGAAGTTTCTGCACGTGCTCACTCGCTTCGACCTCAGTCAGGGGCAGGTCATCACGGACGTGACGTCGCCGTGGTACGGGGAGCCGGAGTACTACGAGGCAAGGTCCGCTCCCGGCATTCTCGTGAACTCCAAGATTCACCCCTCGAGACTAGTGAAGTTCATCGGGAACGAGCTGGGCACGGCGCAGCTCGCCGGCGACCCGTGGGGAGACTCGGTGCTCAATGTCGTCAACGAGTCGGTGCTGAATGCTGGCCTCGTGCACGGCTCCATCGCTCACCTGATCGGCGAGTCGAAGCTGGACATTATCAAGGTGCCGGATCTTACCGGCATCACCAGCACGAAGGAGGGCGCCGACCTGCTGCTGAAGCGGATGGCGTTCTCGAACAACAACAAGTCCATCATTCATGCGCTGGTGCTCGACGCAGAGGAGGAGTGGGAGCGCATCCAGGTCAACTTCGGCGGCATGCCCGATGTCATGCAGATGTACCTGATAGTCGCGGCCGCAGCTGCCGACATACCGGCCACTCGCTTCTTGTCGCAGTCGCCCAAGGGCATGGACGCCACCGGCGAGTCAGACATCAGGAACTACTACGACAAGATCAAGTCGGATCAGGAGACGCTGTACACTCCGGCGCTGGCCAATCTCGACGAGGTCATCATCCGCACCACGTTCGGCACGCGCGATGAGGCCATCTTCTACAACTGGAACAGTCTGTGGCAGCTGACCGACGGCGAGAAGGCCGAGGTCGCCAAGAAGAAGGCCGACACGTACAAGATCGACGTCGACTCCGGGATGATCCCCGACGTGGTCATGTCCAAGGTGCGCATCAACCAGCTGATCGAGGACGGCACCTATCCTGGCCTCGATGCGGCCATGGACGACGAGGGAGACATCGACGCGGTGCTCGAGGAGCACTTCTCTCAGCCGGATCCTGCGCTGCTGATTGCGACGGCTCGAGCGACCGGCGTTCCCCCGCTCGGCGGTGCGCCCCCGCCCAAGGCACTGCCCAAGCCAAAGACTACCAGGGACGAGAGGCGCCGGCAGCGCGAGTGGATTCAGCAGCACCGCGACACCGAGCCGCAGACGCTGTACGTTCGTCGCGACCTGATCAACAAGGGAGAGTTCTTCAAGTGGGCCAAGGCGCAGGGCTTCACCAATCTCGTCGACGATCCGCACGTGACCGTCATCTACAGCAAGGAGCCGGTGGACTGGATGCTGATGGGGCCGGCCTGGTCGCAGTCCGAGGATGGGACGCTGCGCGTGCGGCCTGGTGGTCCGCGCGTGGTCGAGCCTCTCGGCAGCGAGGGAGCCGTCGTGTTGCACTTTGCGTCGAGCGACCTGAGCTGGCGCCATCAGGACATGGTGCGCAATGGTGCGTCGCATGACTACGAGGACTATACGCCGCACGTGACTATCACGTACGACGCCGTCGGCAAGAACCTCGACGACGTGGAGCCGTATCGCGGCGAGCTGGTGTTCGGGCCGGAGATATTCGAGAGGATCGAGACGTGAGCAGCGCACCGAGAAGGTTGACGCTGATAAGCGCGCCGCGAGCGATCGTCTCGAAGCATCGTCGCGTGCAGGGACTCAACACCTCGATCGGCGTGCTGTGCATCCCGGTGTTCATGTCGCACCACTTCATTCGCATGACGCGCGCGGCGAACAGGAACACGCGACGATGACCGAGTAGGAGGCCAACATGCTGGACTTCGTGGTGGACGGACACGTCGAGCAGGTCGAGGTTCTCTGCAAGATGTGCGGCGCCAAGTTCGACGTGAGATACCAACCGGTCGGGCGCGGCAGGCCACCGAGAGTCAACAAGTTCTGCAGCGTCAAGTGCGCCGCGCTGGCGCGCGCTCGCCAGCGACATGAGTCCCTCGAGCGGAGGCTTCTGCTGAACCCGACGCCGGACTACGTCGGGTGTCACGACAACGGCAGGATGCTCGCCGCGCTCATCCGCGAGCACGGTCCGGGTGGGCGACCCGATATCTATCCGGGAGCAAATACTAGAGTGCTGAGAAGGAGATGGCCATGGCCATGCGACGACGTGATATGATACTCGGCAGTGTTGTCTTTGGCGCAGGGGCCGTGTCGGCAACTGTGGCTGCAGGCCAGGGTCGCCAGGGTCGGGAGGGTCGGGATGGAAATTTCAAGTGGGAGCTCAAGTGGGAATATCGGGCCGTGAACGTCGATGAGCCCAACTTGACCAAGGTGCTGGAGCGCGAAACCGCGGACGGTTCTGAAGTCGTCTCTATCCTCGGACCCTATGTTGCCGACTTCAAGATCACCAGCTTTAAAGTAGTTCTGCGCAAAAAGGTGGTACGGATATGAAATATCAAGACTTTGAGACACTGCCGCAAGTTAGCCAGCTCAAGCTTGACCTGATAGCCGCCAAGTCGGTAATTGATACGCCGGACAAGTGGTGCCGAGGTAACGAGGTGTGCCGGGAAGGCGTCTGGCAGCGATGCGCGTATTGGGCGCTGGTTGCCGCCATTGGCACGACGGTTGTTGAGGGTCGATTAGGCAGCGCCATTGCGGCCCTAACTTCCCAATATGGGAACAACGGCAAGCTTCAGGGCTGGCAGGACAGGCACACGCACATTGAACTAATGGCGCTGTGGGACAAGGCAATCGCGAGGGCATGAATCATCAAGATCACCAGCTTCAAAGTAGTTCTGCGCAAAAAGGTAGTGCGACGGATGGCTCGATCGCGTTGCTCAGTCATATTCGGATCAATCAGGCTGCAACCGTTCTGCAGCTTCCTGCCATCCCGATGGATGAGCGCGAGGTCGAGGAGCAGCGCCGGATTGAGTATGTCGGATCGAGGGCATGAACCATACGTAGGATAACGGAGACCGGCATCCATCATCTGTTCTCACGCTCGAGGAGGTAAGTCGTGCTCGGAACCATTCTGATCGTCATTCTCATCTTGATCCTGATCGGTGGCGTCGGTCCGTGGGCGCCCGGCGGATACGGATACGGCCTGGGACACGGCAGCATCGGCGTCGTCGGGATCATCCTGATCGTGCTCGTGGTGATGCTGCTGCTTGGGCGCCTCTGACATGCGCAGGCTCAAGAAGACTCTGCTTCTCACCACCTCGCCGCTCGCGATAGTGCGCGTGCATCAGTGGATGGTGCGCGATCCGTGGCGTCCGCCCTGGGTCGTGAGACGGCCGCAGTCGTTACCACCACCAGCGACCCTACTGGAACGAGCAGACTGCGCGTGGCGTTTCTGGCCGAGGCGCTCATGCGGCTTCGTCAACTGCGCCGGCAGATCAGGAGCTATCTCGAGGAGCGCGCGGCGGCGCGGCCCAACACGCTGCTGACCGCGCTGTTCGCGAGGTCGTCGATTGCCGGCCACGGTCAGCAGATCTCGGTCTTCTCCGAGTGGATGTATCGAGCGACCTACGCGACGCTCGTCGGCGACGGCGGCTGGATGCGTCCCCGTCTCGAGGCCGCCTACGCCAGCGGCGCCCGCGCCGGAGCGCAGATACTCGGCGTCTCCGAGGAGCCGGGTCAGATGCAGGAGGCGCATCTGGAGCACGCCATTCTCGAGCTCCAGGGCATCGCGGACGCGCTCACGCAGCAGGTGTCCAGGGTGATAGCGCACGCCGAGATCACGCGCGAGAGACCGAGTCGCACGCTGCGACAGGTGCTGGCCGTGCTTCGCGTCGTCGGCGAGCGGCGGCTGACTCTGCTGGTCAACACGTTCACGGTGCAGCTACACAACGTCGCGCGTCTGGATCAGTTCAGGTCGGCTGGTCACGCGTGGGTCGGCGTGGTGTCGGAGACGCGGCCTCGTCCTGCTCGCAGACTCGATCACGCCGCGCACGTGCACGACCAGGGCGAGGACTACGTCAACGTCGAGACTGCCGGCGACGATTTGGTGTGTCAGGAGTGCGAGGACTATGCGGCCGACGGGCCGTACTCAGTGGACGAGGTTGACCTGCCCATCCATCCGAGCTGTCGATGTGCCGTGGTTCCGGCCTTCGACATGCGCTTCGCCATCAACAAGGCGATGGAGGCTGGTACAGCGGAGGAGACCGAGCTATGACCGAGACCGAGATCAAGTGCGACTGCTCGAGCTGCCGTCGGCAGTATCTGGAGAATGACATGAGGGTGCATCTGGCACGCTTCGAGGGTCGGCAGAACACCGAGGAGTGCCGGAGGGAGGTCGCCGAGGTGGTCGAGCTCGTGCGCGCCACTCATGAGGCGCGATGGATGCGCGAGGATGGAGTGCCGATGCAATGATATACTGGCTCTTGTCTTTCCCGCTGGGATTCTGGGCTGGGTACTGGGTGGGAGCGTTCTGCGCAACACTGTATTAGGAGTGCCGATGCAATGAGTGATCATATTGAGTACGTGTTCGGCATGCTGATAATTGTTTTTCTACTGGTGCTGGGGATTTTTATCTACGCGGTCAACGCAGCGCGTGCCCACGAGTCTTGGATCAATCAGGGAGCGTATCGCAACAAAGATGGCGAGTGGTGCTGCGGTGAGCACGACTGCAAGATAGTGCCCAAGGAGCAGGTGCACATGACCGGGCAGGGCTATGTAGTGCTTCGCGGCCCGATGGCCGGGGTGGGTCCGGCGCAGCAGGAGGCAATTTCCTTCGCGGAGACACTGGTGTCGCGCGACGGAGAGTTCTGGCGGTGTCACCGACCCGACGGCACGCGCCGATGCTTCTTCGCACCAACACCGTCGTATTGAGGAGAAAACCCATGCTGTTCGCTCTGATCCTTCTCTGTGCCAGCTCGGTCGATCCAGCCAACTGTACGCCCGCGAATGCGGAGGCTGTCGTTCGCGTGCCGGGGCAGTCGAATGCGCCCGGCCTGTGCCTGATGCAGGCGCAGGCATACCTCGCGCAGATGGTTCATCCAGACGACGAGGATCGAACCGTGCGCATCCTGTGTCACCCGATCCCCGGACGCAATACGTGAATTATGGAGAACAACGCAATATGACAGAACAAGAGCTAATTGCCCGATTAGAGCAGATTGAAGCTGAGTTGAGGGAAGCACAGAGAGCAATAGCTACACTGGCTCGTAAAGCCAAGTGATGAGGAGAACAACGCCATGGCGAAGAAGCGCAAGAAGGATCGCAAGAAGTATAAGAACCCCAAGTCACCGCCGGTCAGCCCCAGGACTGAGCCGGCGAGTCCTCCGTCCCCGGAGCCACTCGTGCAGCAGCCCGAACCAGTCGGGCCTGAGCCGACTCCGGTGCCGCCGAGGGACAACGCGGTTCCCTGAATTCCTGGTACTAGCAAAGAGAGGAGTGAGCTATCATGTGTGACTATTCAATCAAGGCTGAGCGAACGCGCGACGCGGCTGTCGACGACAGACTGGTCGTGCATGACTTTGGCACTGGCACGAAGGGGTTCGCGTCGCAGAGCGGCGACCCGAGCGTCGCCGTGTGCGTGCGTCCCGGCACCGAGATCGCGTTCGACGAGCCGGTCAAGATGATCGAAAATATGTTCATGTTCGATCACACCGAGAAGGAGTTTCCGAAGACTGCGGTGTTCGCACAGATCAACAAGGACGTCGAGCGCATGCACCACGACTGTCTGCAGTTCCCCGACGGGCAGCAGGTGCTTCTGACGAGTCTGACCGTTGGCCAGACGGCGCGCGTGCTGCAGCTTCCGGCTGCTCCCAAGACCGAGGAAGAAGCCAGGGTGCAGGAGCGCGTCGCGTACGTCGGGTGAGTGAGTACTGTCCTACCT